ACTAGCACTTCCATCTGATAAGACAGAACAATAAACAATAAGTTTTTTCTCACCGTCTAATTGATTAGTTGGTCCTGTGACTGTATTAGCCATAGTTTACCTCCCTTACGCGTCTGCGAATGGTGTAACTATAGTGCCTGAGCCTAAAATAATGCCTTCTACAGCATACTTAGCAGAAGCCATAGCAGTTACTTTTACAATACTACCTGCTAGTCCGCCTTTAGTAGAACCATTCATAGTAATGACATCGTTAGATGCACCAGATATAAATGTTTTACCTGTAGCATCGTCTTTACCTGTATAAAGACCACCAACAAATTTGTCAGTGCCGTCAGTTAAAATATCCATGTCTGTTGCCGCTGTTTCGACTACAAAAAAGAAAGATGCACCTAAATTATTTGTTTGATTAGGGTCATCGTCTCTTCCTGGAGCAGTCGCTACAATACTAGGTAAAGTAAATTTACCGTCTGCATCATTACAAGTTAATATTTTGCCTGCATGCGAAGCTACTGTAAGAGTAGTGTCTGCTGTCAAGCTAACCACGTTTGCATTACCTGC